ACCTGGAGACAAGAATCCAGTCTGAAGATCGGGCGCATCGTATCGGTCAGAAGAACCCAGTTACCTACGTTGATTTAATCTGCGAGGGAACCATCGATGAGCGCATAGTGAAGGCTTTACGCGCTAAAATAGACATCGGTGCAAAAGTATTAGGAGAGGAAGCACGAGAATGGCTGACACTAAAACCAACCAAATAAAACATGACGCTGCTATCGAAACGATGGTGGACTATAAACGTGGGCTCCGACGATTGGATACCGGAGCAAAGGAACTCGCGTTGCAGACAGGATTAAGCCAGGACGTAGCCGAAGCATTCTTAAAGGGGATGAAGAAGCACAACGTCACGCAGATCCGAGGCTACAGTAAGGAGCCCGAACGCATGCTACGCGCAAAGAAAGGTAAACCAAACGAGGCTAAGAGATGACTCAAGCAGAGATGAAGTTTTTTTCCCGCAATAGATTTGAGCAGATGGAGAAGTCCGCTCTTAAATATCACAACGAGAACCCTGAGATATACGATCTGTTCTGCAAGTTTACTTTGGATATTATATCTCGAGGATTTCATCACTACGGATCCCAGTCTATCTTTGAGCAGATCCGATGGCACACTGATCGACCCGACGTTGACGGGAAAACCACGTTCAAACTCAACAACAATCACCGAACCTTCTATACTCTGTGGTTTGCTCGAGACTACCCGCAACACGATACGTTCTTTCGGCAACGAAGAAAGATTAGCTTGCTCTCACCACCTTCGAGACACAAAGAACTAACACCACAAGACTTCTCATAAAAGAAAGCCCCCCGAAAGGGGGGCCAGTATGAGGTAGTAAGGCCACAGGCGTGAGCCATACCGAGCAGTATAGTTACACCTTATCCGATACGGGTAAGGAATCATAGGCTTTTCGTATCAATACAGATAGCTGCCGTGCCATAGATCTCTGATCCAAGTGTGCCAATTTGTTTAGCATGGCGTGATCATCGAGCAGGACAGCTACGTTTTTGAACTTAGGCTCCTCCTTCTTTTTTAATTTCGACATGTAAATCTCCTGTTGTACGAAATGTGTTGTCCACTTCTACACCATATGTTTGTGATGCGCAAGTCACATGAAGTAAACCAACGTACTCATGATTGACTTGTCGTTAATCAACACTGTACGCACAACCTCGGTGTCTTCGTCCAACTCTTCAGCAAGTTCCGTCAACGTCCAGTGCCCATCATCTTCTTTCAGAAGACGGCGAATCTTTTCATTCAAGTTAAGTGGTGCGTTTTCTTGAGTTATTATGTTCAATCCATCATGCGTTACCTCAACACGCATCGCTCTCCAGGGTATGCTCTCCCGTTTGTCCGGAAAGTTAGGGACTAAACAGGCTTGCACCGTTTGTCCTGCCTTCAGCCCAACCGCATCTACAATGCGAGAGTTAAAGAACACCCCGTCACCCTGCTCGGTTACGCCGAACGCGCTGCCGGAATACGTTTGCTCTTCGATAATTACTTCTTTTAGTTCTGTTATCATATTAAAATTTGGGCTCGAAAACCTCGCCCTTCTCCTCTTGTTGCTTGTAGTAGTTAAGTTCTTTTATTAGGTACTCGATCCTCGGATCTGATGGGTTCTCCCATTCTATGTCGTCAAGTTTTTTTTCTGTCCTGATAACTAAATCTCTGATTGCTTCTATTCTTGAATCCATTTATTCCTCCTCCTTGGGGTCGGCCTCATGGGTCGGCTCCACGATATCTTCTAGAGAGTCAAACATAAACTCTATAAAGTCCGCCGCCTCTTCTAATATTGATACAGCTTCCTCGCCCTGGATAGGTAAACCTTTCCGTAAGGCCAGTGCCATAATACGCAGTCGTTCCTCGTGATCAGTCACGCGGTAACCCGTACCGAGATTTGATTTGAGTAACGGATTTAACTGTAAGATCCATAATGTCCGCAGCTTCTCGCAACGAGATCTCACGGCTTAGAAGTTTGTTTAACATCGTAGCATCCTTAGACAGTTCTTTGATAATCTTGGGTCTGCCACCCTTGTGTCCATGTGCCTTGGCTTTCTCTCCGTTTCTCGCATGTGCGTTTTGTATTTCTAGTTTAGGGTTTTTTATTTTATCTAACCGTGTCTGTTCTTCCCAACGCGCACGATAGATTTCCTCGTATCTGATCCTGTCCGATGGACTCATTGGTTTAGATATTCCCATGGTGCGTTATCCTCTTTGCTTGCCGCATCCTTGAATGTGAGGTTCTTCTGTCCCCCCTTGCTACTGGCGTCTCCTGCCTTGACACCCTCGAGATGTCGATCACCCATCGTAGGTCCGTTGTAATCTAATGCCACGCAGTGAGGCTTAACACCTCGCAACCATTTCTGCACTGACATGAACACACCGCCCCGCCGTCCCGCGATACCGCCATGCATATCGTTAGGTCTTACCCTGATAGCAGAACCACGGCGACGACTGAACGGATCTGAGTTGATGTTCAACACTTCGAAATCAGAATCCTCCACCCATCTACCATGTTTGCTTAACAGCATGCGTCCCCCCATCATCACCTCATAGCTATCCACGTTTGTGTGTGTATGCTCGGGCACAATACAGTTGGGCGGCATGGCAAATAATTGGATCTGAAACTGACCCTGCCTGTACCATGTGATCGATGTTACATCCTCAACCATGTGAGTCGGTGAATCCTCTGGAATCTTTCCGAACGCCCACGGATTGGACACAACCTCTTTGACTAACTCTTCTAGACTCATATGTGAAACCCCTCCTTCCTTCTGTTACTTACAAACTTCGTTAAGTCTTCTTTGGCATGCCAGTATCTATTCTTGACAGATGGTGACGCATCCTTTTTAATCTGCGCCTCCATCCAAAAATCTACCTGTTGCTTCAAGAATTTATACTCGGCCTCAAGCGCCGGAGTTAATGACTTAGCCATTGCCTAATCCCTCGGGTCTAAGTTTCGGGCGGATTAGTTCGCGAGACACCTCGTCCGATACCTCGCACCGCATCATGATCCCGTTGCCATACAAGCCCATCAAATAATTATATAACGGTGCCGCAAGATCTTCCTGCATAACATGTTGGCATTCTCGATGGTTCTCAAACCAAATGACTGCCTCAACAGACTGATCCCGCAACCCGTAACTGATCACAAGTGCCGTGAAGTATTCGATCATTTCACAACAACCCACACACCTTCAGACCCAGAATCTTTTCCCGTGTCCCTGATCAACCCCGACTTGTGTAGGGAGGACAAAGTCACACGAACTATAGTCAACTTCAAACCCATGCGGTCAGATAATTGCTTCGCGGTTCCCGCACCTCTGTTCAACTCCGCAAGGATCTGTTCTTTGCGTGTTAGTTTTTTATTGGTTTTTTGTTTCTTTGTTAGCCGCTGCCAAAACTCTTTAATCATTTTCTTTCTCCTTTTATAAACTTTCCGCGCAGTCCGCGCATATGTAGGCATCATCGCCTCTGATTAAGGTAACCCATTCCTCGCACTCAGTGCAAAGACGCTCAACCTTTCCGTCCCCGTTGCACGTCTCGCATTCCTCAGAACGGGTCTCCAAATATCCCACGTCCCTGTTGATGTTATGGGGAACCGCGTACTCTACTTCGACAAAACCTTCCCCGTGGCAGTCGCGGCACTTGTCCATGATTGGCGTCTCGCTCAATCGTATGAACTCATCTCTCATCTTACCCATCACCAACGATCCCCGAATACTTTTTTGAATATCTCATCAAGCATCTTATCCATTTCACGATCTGTCATGCTACTGTCTCCTTCAATAAGTTTTTAAAAATGTTTATGGTATCCTCAATACCTTCCTCCTCAATCTCAGGTTCCCACGAACGATCTTCCCCGTGATGATACTCACCCTCAAACATGCCACCCTCGTCCTGATAATCCGCTTGAACCTCAATGCCCATCGCATGCAACTTATCCCACACTGGGATAGGCGCACCCCATGCCGTCCAACAGTTAAACGTGAACCACGCCTTGCCGCCATCCTTCTCAATGTCGTTGGTGATATCGACATCCACGACATCCCACTTCGTACCCCAGTTTTTCCACCGCCACTCGTACCAGTTCTCGGATTCAGATAAGGGCATCGGGATTACAAGATCACAGAACCTCGGATCCTCACGCTTCAAGCTAGAGTATAGTTCTTCCACGATGGTCTTGTCCCCGTGGATGTACACTTGTTGATCACAATGATTAGGCATGTCTCTCTCCTTCTATGTATGTTTCTATTAAACCTTGCGCGACTTGCGCCGTGATGGCATTTCCGTAGGCGCGCAGTCGTCCCACTCTGGCGGTAGCCCCATCAACCAACGGGCATGTGCTGGGTTCAACTGGCCTCCACTTGCCATCTCGGCAGAAGAGCCAGTCCGCATCTCTCCAGAAACCGTTAGTCTCATAGGCTCTGTCGGCGGGGAAACTTCCCCCTTCGCTTCCATCACCGCTTCGATCATCGATGGCGCTACCTGCTCCCGAAGATTGCACGGGAACGACCTGCCCTTGCGCGTGGTCTGATGCATCCGGATCATCGCCTCCTTGCTCCGCAAGGGTAGACTGTCCATCGTGTTGGGTGTCGCCCAACCCGACATCTGTCCCTGCTCCGGTAGGTTGTGCCCCCGCTTGTCCCACTTCTTCACCGACTCCGGCTTCGCCGCCCCCTTGTGATCCGATGTCGTCGGCGTTGCCCAACCCGTGAGTTGCGCTTGCGCTCCCGTGTTCCAACCGTGCTTCCCGTTCAAGTGAGACGGAGCTATGCCCGTGCCCCCCGTCATGGAGGTCGGCGTTGCCCAACCCGATAGTTGCGCCGTCACGTCCAACGTGTCCGTACTGATCTTCCCGTTGCGAATCCGACCCCCTTGATAACCACCCTTGTGATCTCGGGTTGTCGGTGTCGGCCACGAACCAGAGACGTTGCCGGATGTGCGGCGCACCGAAGCCCGCAGAGCAAAGATCGAATGCTCCGATGGAGTAGTCCGCTCCTTCCATGTCAGCTTGTACAAGGTCGATCCAACCGAGCCCGTCTTTGCTTGCAACCTGCTCCCCAAAGACTGTTGAAGGTCGGCACTGTTCGATGAGGTGGAACCAGTGAGGCCAGAGGTGCCGCTCGTCAGCAACCCCTTTTCCTTTGCCTGCGTTGCTGAAAGGTTGGCAAGGGCAAGAACCCGTCCAGACCGGACGGTCGTCGTCCCAACCCGCACGTCGGAGCGCGTGACTCCAGACTCCAATCCCTGCAAAGAAGTGGCACTGAGTAAATTCAAAAAGTTCTTCTGGTCTGACATCACTGATGCTCCTAGTATCGACAACACCATCTGCGATGTGTCCTGATTTAATTAAATTGCGTAGCCATTGTGCGGCATACGGATCTATCTCGTTGTAATAAGCAGACATCAGGTCGCCTTCCAAATAGCCAACGCATCTTCAAAAGGCATGTCGTTTAAGATGCGGCGACCACGCCAAAAATTGCCGTCTGTCTTTGGAGGGTAATACTTTGTCCCAAATACACCCGCTTCCTCCTCGCCTTCTTTCTGAAACAAAATCTGTGTCCGCATCATACGTCTTAACTCACGAGCACTGAGCCAATCGTTGACCGCATCACAGCACCAACCCTCCAACGTCTGAGGTAAACTGTCATGGATCATAACACCATCCGCACCCTCGTAGCTAAAAGGAGAGGCAGGAAGACTGTCAAAATACTCGTTGATTGATCTCATCTTGGCGCGGTAATCACCCTTGAACTTCGGGTGGTCATAGTCACGGTCACATCCACCGTGTCCGTCGTTGCTTACTATGGCAACAGGCTTACCATCCACATACAAACTGGCTTGATAGCAATGCGTCTCTTCACTTGCCCATGCGGTGTGCTTGATGTTTTTTAATTCTAATTTCATTGTTTTGCTCCTACTAATATAAAACACATGTTGTGTAGTTGTGAGAATAGAACAACTAATATTTGCTGTCAACCCCACTGAGTTTACATATAGAGTGTTGCCAGAGATTTTTGTTTTTTTCATCGTTGATAGGGCAACTTCTTGTAAACAACGTAAACAGGGTACGAGAGACAAGGAAAAAGTAAATGATATCAAGTACCTCGTACCGTGCAACGTGTTTACGGTATAGAAAATAAGGGTGTAAACAGTTTACAAAATAGCGTAAACAATTACGAACTCCGAAGAACTTACTACTATGCCCTTGGCTGTTTTTGCTCAAAGTGTTTACACTTTATCTCTGGGAACTTCCTATATAGGAAACTTGGCAAAGACCTCTACTTGTTGTATGGTTGTGGAATAACTGGAGACGGGCATGGCATCGGTAAAAAAGAAGATCGAAGAGGAACACGGAAGAACCTTGACCAATAGGCAGATGACGTTTGCTAGAAATGTGGTCGAAGGTATCTACTCAAATGCAGAGTGTGCAAGGAAGGCGGGATACGCCCATGATATCGCACCTAAACAAGCCTCGGTTCTATTGAACGGACGAGATTACCCTCACGTTGTGGAATATATTACCGAGTTACGAGAGGAACGAGAGCGAAGGTATAGCGTCTCAACTATCGGACAGCTTCAACGTCTGCAAGAACTGTCGCAAGGGGCAGAAGAGGCAGGTCAATTCTCTGCGGCGATCAACGCTGAGAAGATCCGGTCTGCTCTTGGTGGATTGACCATCGATAGGCGGGAAACAATTAACACCATCGATCAACTTTCAAGGGACGAGATTACGGCACGACTTGCCATGCTACAGAAGCAGTATCCACAAGCCTTTGTTATCGAAGGAACAGCGAAGGATATAACCCCAGATGAGCAAAGGTCCAGAGTCGAACTTTTGGAACACGATAAGGACGAACTTACCTAAGAATGCCTATGCCACACGCATTGAAAACGTGCATGGTGGTGGTGTTCCTGATGTCCATGTGGTTTGGGATGGCCTACCATTTTGGATGGAATTAAAGGTAACCAAAGGAAACGCAGTAAAAGTGTCACCTCATCAGGTCGCGTGGCATATGGCCTATTTCGCCCGAGGTGGTCTTAGTTTCTTCTTAGTAAAGAGCCTCTCTACCAAGGATATATATTCATTTGAGGGGGATCAGGGTTCTAATTTACTACGGGGTGGGGTGTCTGCGGCTCACGGTACGCGGTTCGCGAACCCTGCGGCTTTATTTCAAAGTCTGCGGCCTCGGCTGCGGTCGCATTACTCTGCGACCCTGCGCCCTGACAGCTCTGCGACCCTGCGCCCTGATGGCGACGGGGAGATGTCCCTCGATCCGGAGTAGAGAAGGAGCCTTTTCAGGCTCCCACTTCCTAATGTTCTACTATTGCGATGGATTTTGCAAGGCTTGATCCGCGGCACAGCTTGCACGCGGTGCATTGTGCGCGGCGTCCGGCTTCTTTCGACGCGGGGCATAGTGCCTCGTTGCTTTTGTCTAGGTCGCCAAGGTCCGCAATGACTCGAAACGTGCGCCGTCCGGCTTTCCAATGGTCTATTGCTTCTTGCATGTTGTCCGCGGATTGCATCGCGATATCGGGACGCCATCCGGATTGGTGAGAATAGGCCGTCCAAGTGTCCGCTTCACTCAATAGGTCGTCCCAAACTTGAGACGGCACCGCGCCAGGATCCCCATAGGTTCCGACGCGCACGAAACGACCGCGCCCCATGGTCGCCGCGTCGCCTTCTTGATATACGCCGCGCTTGTATGCTTTCCAAACGATCAAGACGCCTTGTCCCAAGTTAACATAACAGCGCCGCCCCTTGGCTTGCTTGCGCTGCGGATCCGTTGTGACCTCGCCGCGCATGGTACAGTTGCCGCAAATTGAGAAGTCTTGTCCTGTTTTGCTGGCCTCGAGCGGGTTAATGTCCGAGCGCAAAATATAAGTTTGCACGACGTGCCCCGTCTTTTTGTTTCTGTTTGAATATGTCGCGATAACGACGATTGGTTGACCATCCAAGAGGCTCGGCCCATTGTAGATGATTGCACTTTTCATTTTTAGATTCCTTCTTGTTAATGTGTTTTGATTGTAGCATTTAAACAACAGCGCCACAAGTTAAAAACTCTGCGACCTTGCGGCCTTGTTAACTCTGC